CATCCAAATTTAAGGAGTTACGTGAGAGAATCCGGTTATCGCTACACTCCGAGTCTGACTACATTAGGGCTAGGAACATTTATCGAGGACGATCTGAGGTCTCGGATGTAGACAAGGCTTGGGCCGTATGGATCATGGCAAATGAGTGCCATTCTGGTAGCTTGTATGGAGGATGGAAATTCTGTAACGGTACCGCCGGGACACACTTCGGGAAGGTTTTCAGGAATAAGCGTGAGGAGTTCAACGATAAATTGTACGATCGCCTATCAGAGGTGCAGATTTCCTGTAGGGACGCGTTGAAAGTTATCAAGAACAGGGATAGCGTTGATACGTTATTTTACCTTGATCCTCCTTATCCCGGGGCGGTTCAAGGTCATTATTATGGTTATGGGGAGAATGACCTTGCGGATCTGCTAGATCTTTTGTCTAGGATCAATGGCAAATTCATTCTCAGCAATTACTGGACTGACACCTTACGCTCCTTTGTCAATGAAAACAAATGGAACCATAAGGAAGTAAAAGTCACCACTCATACGTCCGTTCACTATCGGATAAGGGAGAGTACGGAGGTTTTGGTTTACAATTACGAGATTGAGAAAACATTGTTTTGATATGAGAAATAAAGAACTAATAGCTCTTCTCCAAGAGCAAGACCCGGAAGCGGATGTAATGATACGCACGTCCGACGATCAATATTACTACGATTTAGTGGACGTGTTCACGGATAAGGATGGGGATGTCATAATACAGGAGGGGTAAATATGGCTAAAGAATACGCTATAGGCGAGACGTTCCGTCAAGGGAAGGTTAATCTAAAGGTTTGCGAGGGTCTTTGTATTGACTGCTATTTCTTCAACAGAAAGAAAGAAGAATGCGCAAATATGGCTTGTTTGGATTTCCAAAAAGAAGACAATCAAGATGTAATATTTTTAGAGGTGAAGGAGGATAAAGAATGTTGACTAAAAGTATGATTTCAGAAGGTTTGCTGCAATACTATAATTGGCAAACCGATTACTGTCTTTTTACAAACACCGATTCCATGGATGACTTTTTAGAAAACGAATTGCCAGATGATTATGAAGTCATAGAACGAGATAGCAATCAATGTATAGTCGATATGGACGGAGATAAGTACGAGATAACCGTGTATGGAGATGGTGATTTTTCCCATCATGTAGCATCTATTTATAAATTAAGTTAGGAATAAAGATGAACACACAGATTTGCACGAATAAAGAACAATCATCCCGGCTATTAGAGGCCGGGGTGAGACCGGAGACGGCGGACATGGTTTTACTATATGTTGACGATGAAAGTAATATAGCACCATGGGAGGATATCCGTAAAGACGAAAAAGGAAAGTTTTTCTATAATGTATACGGAGAGACATACACTTTGACAGAAACTATACTTCTTAGAGATAGCCAGTATTACGATCGTTCATACCAAGACGATTGCCCGGCTTGGTCTCTATCCAAGCTGATAGATATGATGCCTAAATCATATCAAGATGATATTGACGGGATGGTTTATTACCTATCCGGAAATTTCGTTGAGTTAATGTACGCATCGGACTGGATCGAGGACGGGGAAGGTGACAATACTTACAATTGCGCAAAATCCTTCGACAAAGAGAATCTGATGGACAATGTGGTTGACGCTATAGAATGGCTTATCAGAGAAGGGCACTTGAATAAGAAATTCCTAACAGATAAATAAATATGAGCAAGATTGATATGAGACTGACAGTAGAAGAAGCGGCTCATTTATTCGCTGAAAGCAGGAGTAGCGGTAGTGTATTCCCGGCGTATTATCAGGGATTTATAGCAGGTGCCGAATGGCAGGCAAAGCAATCCCCGTGGATAAGCGTGAAGGATCGGCTACCGCCACCCGGAGAAGAGGTTCTGTTATTTGATAAAAATTCTATAAGACATCTTGTCTTAGGCTGGTTAAGAGAGAATAAAGGATATAATAAAAGTATGTGGGCTTTGTCAAATGGTCACGTTGATGATGAAGACATTACACACTGGATGAGAATACCTAAAAATCATGGATAATTCAATAAAATGCCCATTCTGTCATTCGACTAGATACATAAAGGGATCTTTTCTCTGTGGGTTATATAATTGCAAATGTCTAAATTGCGATAAGTTATTTCTGGTCACGGTAAATGATGGTAAAAATATTTATATGATCGAGAAACGTAGCAAAAATGAATAGTATTAACCGAGCCTTCATGGGAAGGCTCATAATTAAAAAGATATGAAAGCTAGAGAATTAGAAAAACACTCTCCATCGTTAGATCTTCTATATGAATCTATAGAAGAAGCAAATAAACGAAACGAGTATAAAATATTTTTCCCGCATTGGGTATACTTCTCAGATGAGTGCAAACTTGAACTCATGAGACAAGGATTCAAAGTATATCAAGGAGAATGGCTACGCGGGGATTATGGATTAATAATAGAATGGTAACAAATAATAATAAATCATGGAAGAAAACATCAAAGAGAAATCGATCCAACTAGCTATAGAGGCTATGAGACCACTACCGGTAAACTCTTTCGCCGGATATTGCAGCGTAGGCGATGATCGGTCTCCGGAAGAGAAGCATAAAGATGACATGAGGTACTGCAAGGAGTTCAATGAGCTCCAATCAGAAATGCTGATAGGACTAGCCAATAAAATAAAAGATTTTTTATCAAGTTCAAAACAAATGGAAACAGGACAAAAACAAATGCCTCCGTTAGGGGTAATGCCAAAGGATATTTATTATAAAAATGTTCATAGGGCTAGATTTCATGAATTATGTGGGGCTGTATCGCGTTATTACAATGCTGGTTTTCCAATAAAACTTGAATGGATAGAGGAGTATAACGAATTATTAGGAAAGATATAAAACAAATGTCAGAACAAGTCTTAACTATTACAAATAAGCGATATTGGGCTATAACAGGCACATCAAGTGCCGTATCCGGGCCATCACTTCATAGAAGTTGACAGGCTCGAAATCCAAGGAATCCGTGAGACGGTCTATCTCCCGTCTTGCGGATTCCTTTTTCTTTTTATCTTCTTTTTTCTTTCCCATAACTCATCGTTTATATCGTTCCTGTGACGATGGCAATCGCAGATGAACATCCTTATCTCATCGGACATCAAGGCTCCTATATCGCCAGCCAAGTAAGCGATAGGCTCCCCTCCGATCTCCAGATCCAAGGCCAAGGACATATGATCCGTCAAGTGCCGGCACTCGTGGAACAACGAATTAGAGAACTCCCTGTAAGACGAGGTCCGGCCTATCACCATGACGGATTCCCTTCGCCGGTAGTTGGAATAAGTAAGTCCCACGTCCAGATTGCACGACCCCATATTGCCATAAGCCTCCCGTATCTTGCTTTCCGGGCAACCGACCCTCCTCAATAGGGCTATGATATCGGATGTCCTCGAGCAGGTGACGTTATACAGCACGTGGATCACCCAATCGTATCTCTTGATATGGTAATCCCGTCGTATCATCTCCTTACCGTCTTGAACTCCCGCTCTATCCTCCTCCTTTGTTGCCGGGTGAGATTGGTTGCCTTGAGATTGCCCACCACCTCGGATACCTTGTCAAAATCCTTCTCCGGCATACTCGCCAGCACGTCCTTGGGGGACTCTCCCTTCAAGATCCTCAGTATGTAGCCCCAGCCTCCCATCACATCATCTCCTCCCAGATTATAGGCGTGCCGGACCCGATGCAATCAGCGTAGAACCGAGTGAACACTATCCCGTCGTAAGCGTCCGGATCGTCGCAGACGTTCTTGACATAAAGAGCGGCGTACTGCTCGTTAGGCACTGAGGAGCCAAGGTAATCGGCCTTGCACATGTTGGCGGCGTAAACATAGTCGTATCCACCCTTTTTCTTCACGTCAACGCTATACTTCTTCAGCATCTCATCCACCTGCTCCTTGGTGAAAGGGGTTATCTTGACCTTCTTCCCGTTTCCGTCCTCCTTCTCCATCATGGATACGGCCCAATCGCACATGGCCTTGGAGAAATGCCAGCCATACGCCTTCAGGTAGGATCGCATGCCGGAAGGGAAATCATCATACATATCTAGTCTCATATTCCTCTGTTTTTTAGGAGGGGGAAACCGGTCCCCCCTCATGGTTATCTACGATATCGTCTCGAGTAGCGTCCGGTGCCCGGCACCCCACGGCGATTGCCATAACCGCCACCGGATGATCCACGACCGCCGCCACGGTTGCCGTAGCCGCCACGCTCCCACATCTCACGGAACTCGTCGTCGTCCTCGAACTCATCGTCTTCGTCTTCCTCCATGCGGTTGCCATAGCCTTCCATGGCCTTCCGCTTCCCTTCCTTACAGCCAAGCTTATAGGCCTCCTTCGCCAGTTCTAACATATCCTCGTCTTCCATGGCGTCGAATTCCTCGATCAGCTCTCTCAGTTTTCTGCTATATGTTCCCATATCACTCTGTTTTTTTATTCTTGTTATTATTACCGTTCACGGAACCGACAAGTTGCTCCATCATGGCAACCAACCTTGCGTTAGCCTCCTTCAGATCGGACATCTCGTTTCTCATGTTAGCGATCTCACTCTCCCTCTCCTTCTCCCGGGCAAACTCAGGGTTCAGTATTACCAGCATCTTCTCGCACCCCTCAATCACGGATTTATGGTAATCGATGCTGTCAAGTGCCTGTCGGCTTTGCTGCATCATGGCGTTGATCTCCGTATTCAGGGCACCTAGATCGCATGACACAACCAGTTTCTCCCCATTTGTAGTGGGGTAATCCGTAATGGTAACGTCGGACAAGACGTTAGAGAAGCTGACGTTGTCCTCACCTACCTTGGCCTTTATGTCCACCACGATTTTAGCTTGCGGACCATACATATTGAAATTTGGATTCTCCGGTCTCGGAGGGGACACGCTGACTATGCTTCCAACCTCACAAAAAGGCGTATTCCCCTTATGAAGGATATATAAAGGATTCCCTTGTCTCTGATTCTTGAACATATTTCTTGGTTTTTATGAGAGCCGGATCGCTCCGGTCTCTCGTTGATACTCTATCACACCACTCCCGTCATTATCTGGAGCGTATTATTGCCCGACTCATAGTAACACAAGTAGATTCCGGTGCCGGTTATATCGGATGCCGTGACATCTGCGCCGTTAATGGTCGTTAGCGCCTGCGTGGAGCCGTTCGTGTCAAACACTACCGGCAACGTCCCGGTAGTACCAGCCGGGATAGGCTGGGCCAGACGGAACAAGATCAACCCGCTAAACGGGGCTGACAGGAACGGGTGATTGCGGAAGGAGAAACGAACGTTGGTCGTCCCGACCGTAACGCCCGTGCTCTCCAAACGTGGGATACCGTTCTTGTTCGCCATTATGAAAGGACTAATGAATGCCATAACTCTTTATTTTTAGGTTATTAACTCATTATCCCCATCCGTTGCCGAAGTTTCCCCAGTTACCGAGACCTAGGCCTAATCCGTACTGGGCGGCCACGCAAGTGGGTATGCCTACCACGGGGGAGTAAGGAACCTTTGCCACCTCCGGCTGGTTACACTCGATCTTGGCCAATCTTGAGCTCAAATCACCCAAGGCGTTACCTAGAGGGGCGGTCTGCGCCTGTAGAGTAGCGGCGAAATAGGCGTTCTGGTTGCTTTGGGAGATCTGTCCTTTCAAGGCTAGGTTCTCCGCCGTCAAGCGATCCATCTTGTCTTGTTGATACAAGTTCTTGAAATCACGAACCTCGTTGATGATATCACGGGTGTTCTGCAGACCTGAGTCACGGAGAGTCAACGTGTTGTTGTTCATCGTATTCACCAGCGTGTTTGTCTGGTTGCAGCTAGCCAATTGGTTCTCGTAGCCCATCTTAGTGATGTTGTTGTTAACCGTGCAGCAGCACTCGGCGATCTGGCTCAATAATTGATTGTTACCACTTTGGACGGCGTTAATGATTTGTTGGGAACTCATGCCTACTTGGTTACCCACGCTCTGGATCTGTCCTTGGATCTGGCAGATAGCGTTTTGTAATTGTTGGGTTGAGCAATTCAAGGAAGATGACAATTGGCTGATAGCCGTTCCGTTTCCTTGGATAGCGTTCATCAACAATTCACGACCAGCGTCATTGTTCAATTGAGCGGGTAATCCATTAGCCCCGTTGTTGCCGAAGCCGTTGCCACCCCAGCCTCCCCATACGAAGAACAGGAGGATGATCCAGATCCACCAGCAACCACCACCGCCCCAAGCGTCTTGATTGCCCTTATTGTTCATCAAAGCCGCTACCAAATTGGGGTCCAATGATTTTCCACCGCCACCCATCAAGCTCGGGAGAAAGGCCATGATGTCAAACTTACTTCCACCGGAATTACCTCCTTCGGGAGTACCGATAAAATAATTTCTATCCATTATCTTTAATTTTTGTCGTTAATCCGGCACCATTACCGGACACGACAAAAATCATGAGAAGTGCTCTGCTAAATAAATATCTCCTTGCTAGCTTGTTGCGAGGTTGTTGCTAGTTCTTTGCGGAAGGGGATGAGACAAAAAAAGCGCCGCCAATTTGTGTTGACGACGCTTTTACCTTTTAAGGGAGGCTTTATAATGATATGGAAAGGAGCTCTTCTCCTAATTTATGCAAGGCTTTTTCCAATTTTAAGCTTTGTTCGGGTCTAGGATTTCTTCCTCCAGAAGCATAATGCCATAATTGTTTTTGATTTATCCCTGTAATACGTTCTAAACCAGCCTTTGAAAATATGCCAGAATAAAACTCCAACAATGACCGTACATCCATTTTAAACACCAACTCGTAATCACCTTGCAACTCTTCCGGAATATCACAGCCTAGCTCCTCACATTCCGAAACAAAGGTATCAATAGATTCTATCATACCCATTTTTATCTCATCAATAGTTTTACCGGTAGCTATTATACCGTCCAAACCATCAATATAAGCCGAGTAATTATTGTCGGCCCGTTCAATGATAACTCTTAGTGTGTGCATACATTTTTGTCTTTTTTTCTTCTTATGTTTTTCATGTATTAATTCAAAAGTTTTCTGGAGGCGGCATCAGCAGGACTATTTAAGTCCTGCCTCCCTTAAAACGGAATTCAACGTCCCTTCCTTTAGATCATCGTTGAGATTACCCGGAATTACTATGGGTCTTCTGGCTCCTTTCCTATAGTAAATCCTATGATCTCCACGCATCCGGACAAAACGCCATCCGTTTTCTTCAAGTAAGGATATAACATCCTTGACTCTCATTACCATTTGGCCTCCTTTCTTTTTTAATTATAAAAAAAGATAACAAACAACGAAGGTTTGATAGGGGCAAAGGTAACTATAATTCTACTATCTCCAAACAAAACGATAACTATTTTTCTACTATTTCGTATATACAACTATTTTAAGATCAAAAAAGTTCACGAATATAGAGGATTTTCTATAGCTAATTTTTCCTTCACGCTTTCTAATACTCCTCTCAGGAAATAACTCCTCCTTATCCTGTCCGGGTACAAGTTACGCATCCGGTTGACGGCTTGCCTCGTCATTCCAGTCAGATCGGATATGATATTGTCGCTCAACTTGCGATCGGCCAGTATGGTTATAGCCACTCCCCTAGCGTCAACGTTCCTCTCCTTGTTGTTGCTAAACATCATTACCGGATCGGTTCCGCACTCCTTGCAGACTGCCTCTATCACTTTCTTGTAAAAAATTTCCACCTTATTCATAAACTTTTTATTTCGTGGTTTGTTTTACTATCAAAGCCGGGCACAAAAAATGCACGGCAGAAAGACTTATAAGAATCTTCCCGTCGTGCGTGGCATGAAAAAATAATCAAACTTCCGATCCGATTATTTAGGGAAGATTCTTTTTTCTTTATCTTCCCTTTCCGGTTCGTTCTCACGAAGTCACCATCAAACTAATATTAAATTAATCATGAACAAAAAACGTCAGCCCTTGTTATTCATATAACGCATTCATTCTATTATCAGAGGTTTCTCGGGCGTGAGCCATGGAAGCCTCACCAAATTCTATAAAACCCGCCTATCCCGACATAGGGTGACAAGCCATTCTTACCGATCCCATAACCTGCTATAACTCCTATTCCCCATCTACGTGGGGTGATCGTCTTGGTTATATACTCAGTCTTGCGATAAACCTCGATGTAATCAAGATTAGGCTTGTAACCCGAAATTGAAAGCCGGTAATCATCCGTCTTGTACTCCTTGCTGGTTATGGGTACCGGAACATATACAGGTTCCTTTACCGTGTCACCGTCCAACGTGATATAAACAGGGAACGGCTCCGGTATCGTCCGCACCAATGTCTCATAGACTGGGTACGGAATGCTGTCATGTATCGTGTCAACATAAGTAGACGTGTCGGTCTTGGATATCGAATCACTGGCCACATCCCCCCGGATATGGTAGCCAGCCGTGAAACTGGCTACCAAGCACACTAGTATTAATATAACCTGCCATGCTCTCATAACAGATTCAACCCCGCAATAACATCCGACATATCAGCCTCCCTACCATTCTCCACCTTGCTCATCCCGCCCACGATCCGGATCATCTGCTCACGAGCGTTGATGTTGATAGGATCATCAGCCGGGATACCAGCATAATCTGATACGGCCTTAATGTAAGCGTCCGTATCGTTCTCGTTTTCCGGCGCCCAGCGACCTATCATCTTGCGGATCGTGTCCAGCTTATAGTTCCGGTAATAGTTAGACAGGATCTTGAAGATCGCCCGATAGCCATAGGCCATAGTCTCGAACTGCTTAAACGACTTGTCCTTGCTCGGACGTATCTCACCTTGGAACAAGTCTCCGTTGATCCGGATGTTTCCCGGGTTGTTGTTCCGATACCCACGAGGTAAATTATTTTTCCCCATATTTTACTCTCCTTTCTTCTTTTTATTCATGGCATTGGATAAAGCGTTTGTCAAAGCGTCCTCCAAAACCTTTTGCGTTACAACCTTACCGATCATGTCGGCTGTCTTACTCGCCTGCCTCCTTTGTTTGGCGTCAGCCTTCTCCCAGATAGACCTAACCTCCGTTATCAAGATAAATACGGTCACTATCGAGGATACGACCGGGACATTGGTCAAGAAAGGCAGATGGATAAATTCCCAGAACCGGCACACGTAGCAAACCGAGTCTATCCCGCACGCTATACATACGCTACCAGCGTAAAGTATGAACTTACTGACCGTCCTACGCATGCCGTACGAATTACGCTCCTCGCCCCTCAATTTAGCCTTGTAATAACCCGAGGCGAAATCCCACCCCATCGCCACCATAACGATGAACATCTCAAACACGACTACAGTCAGTAGCTCCCTCATACTGCAAATCATCTTAAAAAACTCCATTCTTCCGATCCTTTTTTTTTTAATTAGTTAAACAACCACTATGCTCTCATCCTCTCTCGCCGCCTCCCACTCGGCGAAATCGCTATCCACACGGTCTTTCAACGCCTTCCTTTCGTTAAGGAACGTCTTATAAGACTCCACGTACGACAAGTCCAGTATGCCCAGCTGGGCGGCGTTGTAGTCGTTCAGCTTCTTTTGCTCCACGTCCTTGTCCCATAGGGCGTTGATACAGGCCTCCAATATCTTGTTGGCCGTCAACGTGGGCCATACCCTGACCTCGTTGTAACTATAGGAGATCACGGGGGCCATATCGTCACCCATCTCCCTTGTCTCCTCTCTAACGTCCCACCGGTAAAGGTAGGATCCGTCACCGTCCTTTTCCATAGTGATCGGTATAGTGTCGCTATATGTTCTTTTCATGTCTTGTTATTTAATCGTTATACAAAAAAATTCCCGACGTGATACGTGCGGCTACGCCGACGTTTTACGAAATTCGGGGAAAAAGCAAAGGCGCGAACCGAAGTAACGAGCCGCAGCGGAAGGCGCAAGATTCGCATTCACGCAAGCGAGGCCCGCAATCGACCCGTAGTCCGCATTACCGCCAACCAGCACCACCTGCATGCGGTTATCCGATGTGTAGGCGTAGTAGTAGTCGCACCAGTAGGTAGAGGAGCTACCTCCGACCTCCGTGGCCACTATATCGCCATCTTCCCCAAGCAACATCTTCTTGGCATAACCGTTTGTACGGCAGATATTGCCTTTCTTGTCATAACCGGTGTAAGAGGTGTCGCTGAAATTCGACGGGTCATCGGTAGTCCATAATACGGATAATCCGGCATCGCCCGTGGTGACCTGTATATTGGCCCCGTCAGTATATTTCCATATATGGCCGAACGGATTCTCTATACCACGATACCTGTTAGCCATCAACGTGGCGTGAGTACCGCCGGAAGCGTTCTTCACCACATATGCCTTCTCTCCCGAGCCGTTCCCGAACTCGTTGGTATAGCCGCATGGGATAAGGGGGTTGACGTTGTTGAAGTTAGTCCAATCCGTCATTTGCGTTGGTCCCGGACCTAGGCCGCCTTGTGCGAAACCGTTAGCGTCCTTCTGGGCGTTGAAAGGCTTCTGGCTGTCCAGCGTGGCGTACTCGACGGCGAATAACCAGAACAGTATCTTGTGGGCGTTGTAGGTGTACATCTCCCATCCGCTGCCTCTTTTCCTCGCGGCTTGCCGGAATTGGTCTCGGGTGAGGTTGGTGACGGGACGGCCTAGCAAGGAACGGTAGGTGCCGTCCCATTCGGCGGTGTTGTCACCACCACGATATTCATTATAAGTTGAATCAACACCCAGACGAGACATAAGAAGATCTTTGCTTCTGTATATTGTAGCCTCATATGAACTTATAAAAAAATCATCCACGTATTTATATCCTGGTAATGGGATTGCAGATATCATGCATCTAAACTTGGTACCATTGAAGTAAAATTTATACCAATGTCTAGGTATCATTGTCATTATTGAAAAATTTTCAGGTTCACCGGAAGCTAGTTGAACGTCTGGATCGCTCCATTTGTTACCAAGATAAGCGTTTATCCCCCCATTATTATCTAACACGACTCCTCTCATCCCGCTTTGGATAGGCAACTCCCTATGCAGTTGCATATTCCCCACACGCTTCCCGTCCGGGCTTGACGATTCCATGTCCCACTCTACACCGTAGGAGTACCGTTCCTCGATGTCGGGGATGTCCTCCCAAGCGGGGGTCCACTCGGTGGAGATGTCGCCGTACTCGAGCTTGATCTTGTGGATGGTGGAGGTAGAGGTAACTGTATTTGGAGTGGTAAATATAACAAGACGTGTATTATCCGCTTGATGACCAACTAAAGTAGTAAGCCATTTAAATGTCTTGTGAGCTTTCCCATTTACAAAATCTGTAGGAAGAAACTTGGCTAATGACCCCACATACGCTCCAGAATTAAATAAGTCGAACGACTCTTTGCCGTCCCCTATCTCACCCCATATAGTTACAGTGACCTGCGTCCCATCGGGTATCTGTTCCGCCAACCAATAATCAGCGATCTTGTAACTAGAGTTACTTACCTCCTTCCCCGATCCCAACAACAGATTCCTCCCGTACACGGGCAGCTTGCGGTACTTACCGTCGGCCATCAGAGACTTATCCTTGTCTCCCTTGGTCTCCAGCGTTATCGACACGTCCGGATCTTCGTTTTGGGCCTTGTCCGGCGTTATGGTTATCTGTCCGTTAGACGGGGTGGATGTGACAACGGGCTTTAACTTATCAACGTCCGTCCTTAGGCCGGTGACCAGATTCCGGATATCCGTATCGTCGTAATTATCCAATCCATCCAACTTACCCTTATCTTCGTCAGTATAATTATTGTCCGTATGGACGTAATTAGCGTCCTTTACGATGTGATCGTCATTTGTTAATTGGGATGTCTTGGTTGGGATCAAAGCCGTTATCTCCGCACGCAAGTCATTGAGAAGACCGGTTAGGGTTTCCTTATCCGTAATACCCTGCAAAAAAAGCTCGATCTCATGGAAGGTATCTATAGCGTCGCTCGCTCCATCACCCAATAACGTGTCGATATCCGCCTTGATAGAGGCGATCTCACTCCTGACCCATTCATCATCATAGTTGGATAAGCCGTTGATCTTAGATAACAGCTCATCCGTAAGGTCGTTTGTGCTAAGTCCCTTCCCTTTGATCTTCTCGACAAACCTATCGTCAATCTGTCCGGACGTGTAATAACCTGACAAGATACTCGTGACCTCCGCAAGTATTTGTTTTTTCAAATCCAGCAACACTCCGGCCATATCCTTATCCTCTGTCATACCGGACAAGAACTCCACCACCTCCTGCCATCTGTTGATGATATTGTCCGCATCAGGATCTCCCGTTATAAACGTGGACAGATCGGAAGCAACTTTCCTTATGGCCGTGTCAAGATCCCCCTCTACCTCCTTCGCCCTGCTGATCTCGGAGGTTAAAGCCTCTCTTAACGCCGTGTCATCGTAATTACTCAATCCGTCGAGCTTTTCCAAAAGAGCGTCCGTCAAGTTGTTATCCGTATGCGTGTAATCGGCATCGGTTACGATATTATCCGGTAGAATGGGTATGCCTAACTCCTCTAGGGACTTATCCCCGACCAACTCAACCCCGTTGATCCGTGGTTTATTGGTCATACTTTCATAATCTCCGGTCCCTACGGCAGGAACGGATATATCTCCCGTTAGCTTTATCGTTGTCACCTTGACGCTGCCGCATCCCGTATCTCCACCGACGGAGCACGACCGTGGGATAAGACGGAACGCATCGCAAGCGTCTACGGTGTACATGCCCTCCTTCCCTTTGTTCTCGATAAGGGTCAGCGTATAGACACCGTTATAATCTTGGTCTTTACCTAGGTAGGTGAATCGTATCACGTTATCCCGGAAGTGGAGGTCTTTTACCGCCATCTTCTTATAGCCATTGGTCATGAAGACGCTAATGTTCTTGCCATCCAAAGACTCGGGCTTACCGTCCCGGAAGATGGTCCATTCTATATTGATGTCGTTTCCTATGCGAATAGCTTCCATATTATTGAAGGGTGAAGGGGTCTATTATTTTAAAAGATTCTCCATCTCCATTGGACACAATAATCTTTCCTTGGCAACTCTCGGAGATTTGAAAGACATAGTCTGATCCAGCTTTAAAAGATCCTAATACCGTACATCCTTTAAGAGAACCTGAAATTTGGAGTCTAGCCTGTCCTTCGATGTTAAATAGGTTATTAGTCACCATTAAATTTGCGCCATTCAATAATATATCTACATAATTATTTACCGTATTACCGCTAACTTCCATAGCGACATCATCTATATTAAGTCTATATCTCATATCATTAGTATCTATTTTTGAGTCAACGGTTCCTTTAACAGCTATGAAAAAAGACTTATTTGAGCTATTTTTCTTTATCCTGGCAGAACCTATCGATGGTTTTGCCACACTAAGGACATACACAGCAGTATTGGTTATACTATCAAGAATATATATTTCATTATTCATTGCCTTGCCATCCAAGGAAGCGTCCATAACCGAATCCTCGCTAATGCCATTATATGAATTTAAAAAAGTAAAAGTAAAAAACGGTACAGGACCATTTGTCACCTTTTTAAAAATATTTGAGTCTATTTTCCATTTTATGTTCTTAAAATCAAAATCAGCCTCATTTCCATATTCGTCTATAAGCCTATAAATATATCCTTTCCCACTCTCATGAGCGATTGGATACGATTTAGTATCATTATTGATATCATACCATATTTCCCAAGATCCTAGGTCTGATCCGGCGAAGTAATCATCACCTTCACGCATTATGGCAGATGCTTTACGTTCTAGTTTATTGGAAGATTTAGCCGTGACGATAATGTCAAAAGGTTTCTCCGCTGAAACAGCCTTGTATTTATCATTTACTTTAGTTACATAATCTGTGATCCTGTACTTGTTCCCTGCGACAAGAGAGCTTGCCTGAATCAAAGATACTATCTCCTGATAGGTTACAGAAATCATTGTTGAGCCGCCAGAACCAGCCAAATCATATTCTTGCCCATTTACATTTATTTTTCTGATTGTTCCCATATTTTTATTTATTTGATTGTTAATACTCCATCAGCAACCGTTGTTTGCGAATCGGAAATAAAAAAGGTTTCACCCGACACTTCCGCTTGTATATTTTTAGTAAAAACCAAAACACTACCTGAAACAAAAGCCTTTGTTATCCCAACTCCGGACTGTAACAAGGCTAACAAATCCTTTATCTGATTAGATTGCTCATCTATAATAGCCTTAAGCTCTTCGTTATTATTATTAAATTTATTGTTTAAACCTATAACTTTCGAATCTGTAGCATCATTTATCCTATCTTCCAAGCTAGGGATTAATACAGTTCCATCTTCCAATATAGACAAAGCGTTTTCTCGCGAGTTATCATCACGTCCTATCCCATAGGAAAACAGCACATTTTTATTATTTAGTGTTGGCTTATTAAAACGACCAAAAGAAACGCCATAATCCGAATTTACAAGCAGCCACTTCCCATGACAAAACGCCAACCTTGCAGGGGCTATATTACCTATAGTGCAATACTCTCCTCCTACATGTGAAAAAGAGCATCCCGGATAAACCTCATTACTATATCCTTCCACATGAACACAGAAGTTTTGGTCTGTATATTCTCTCCCCGAAAACAGAACATTATTGTATCCTTCCACATGATTTGCCTTATGTACTATTGGGGCACTATGTGAATAATATAAATCACCGCATATATTATTATATCCTTCTACGTGGCTTGTGTTATCACAAATAAAATTGTTACATCCCTCGAGGTGGCTTCGGGTGCCAATTGAAATGTTCAGAGCGAACTTCTCTCGTATAGATACAGCGTCAAAAAATAATGAGTGCTCAATATTTTCAGAGTTATAGACTCCGTAATCTTCTATGAAAGTCCTTAAAGACTCTCCACTCGTATCAAAAATAGGCCGATCCGCTATGCCTCCTACGGTATTTTCAATAAAATAAGGCTGGGTGCCTATTGATCCTCCTTCTACATGCGAACCATCTCCTAAACAATAAGAATATAATCCCTCTACATGCGATTGCGCTCCTAAGCACCATGTTCCCCTGCCCTCGGCGTGACCCTCGCTAGCGAACACATTCGTTTCGTAACCCTCCGCATGCGCCCTAGGACCGGTAGCGTTGGTATTCATACCCTCTGCGTGGGCGTAATTTCCTGCCGCCTTGTTATTCTCATAGTCATTGAATATCTCGGCGTTCTTGTAACCCGAGTAGTTTTGACCTACACCAAAGGCAAGGCTGTCCAATTCGATAAAATCCCCGTTTGCGCTTTTATCAACGGAGGATTTAAAAATATAATATCTATCGGCTATGATATTATCCGTAGGGACAAACACGTTCCCCGCCCCATTTCCGTCTTGGCCGGGCTTGCCTTGTGGGATACCTAAATCCAAAGCATAAATAGGTACACCTTCTGGGGTCTCCCCTCTCAAGACAAAGCCAGCCGTTGCCGAGCTATTAAAAGGAAGGGTGGAGACCGTACCGATAGAGACGACCGGAGGATCTCCCGGAGTTCCCTTCGGACCGGTTAGCAAGGATAATTCCACCAACACATTCCATCCGGGATTTCCAACATACCTCCATTGGATATCCGTAGACGAAGAGGCTAGTTCTATCTCCCTACCGTCAAGTCCCTTAAGTATAGCCATGGGGACTCTCACTAATTCCTCCTTAGCGGAAATACCGGGCAAAGATGACACGGAGGATATAGAGTCAATCTCCTTGAACTGACTTAAATCCTTGGACTCCTCCGCTAAGATCTTTTTACTCTCAGCGGCGATCGCACGTAAATCCTCGGGCGTTAGAGTAAAGCCGGAAGACAATGTAAGATCCCCTACAGCCATATTATCGTATGTTATTCTTGTTTAAGGAAAATATTTGCCGCATCGTCTATCACGGTTGACAATATAGCCTTGCAGTCTTCGTCCGAGACTCCATCTTCCAAGACTATCGATTTCCTGCCTTTGTCCACAATGTTTACATAACCGAACCTAAGCTCTCCTTTTTTGACCGAGGCCAATACCTCTGTTACCTTTTCGCCCGCATTCCGTGTTGTCTCATAGGAGATATCATAATCTCCTACCGTGTTTTTGTATTTGCTTCTCAATACAGATGATAATGTTGATAGTGCCATGTTAATTTCCCCTTTCTATAATGTTATAAATTTGCCCATACGCTCCAGGAGGTAAGAGTAATGCCACTTTTTTGATCAATGTAGCCTCCTCGATTGTTATATCCAATTCTCCGTTAGCTTGCCTTAGCTTCAGATACAGTTCAAATGCTTGTAACTTGCTACGCGAATCATCTTCATCACGCCCTGTCATGTGGATATATTTGCCATCAAATAATCCTTGGCAAAGGACCTCGTCTATCATTTGATAACGTTTCTCCTTTTTCTCTCCGGCAGGTACCCACTCAAAGGCTTCTTCGCCTTGAGAATTCTTAAATGCTATGTGAAAATTCACTTTCATAATTATTATTTTTATATTAGGAACTTCTTCTTATCTCTCCAGTATTTGTATGTATTAATAAAGGCTTCCAGTAGGAACTTTCTGCCGTCGTACTTAAACCCTTAAACGTTATACCTCCTTCTGTATACAATGCCATGGAATCACTATTATCCGCTATTCCAATCAAAGCCGCCCCTTTTCCGGAATGAGATTCTACATGCCCGGCATATATAAAGGTAAAAACTTGTCCAGCATCGTACATGCGAATAAAAGCGTCGGCATCATCTGTCTCAAGGCTTTTATAGGACATTATCTTAAAGGCTCCAATAGTCCCCTCTGTTGCCGCCAACTTCTTAGCATACAAATTATTCACATCAATCATAGAAGTAGCGATATACCCATTAACGATGATTGTCTTATCTTCCAATGCTTTAATAATGTCATTCTCTTTGACCCAACCGGGAAGTAACTCGACCGATGTATTGGCTTCCTTCGCCGCATTTAAAGCATTTGTGGCGTCTGTAATGGCTTTAGTCGCCCTGCTATAAGCCGATGAAGCAGTTGAGTCTGCGCTATTCGCTATGCTATAGGCATCAGAAGCTTTCTCATAGGCTTCCAAGGCTTTATCCAAAGCATCCCCGCCAGCCGCATCCACCTTATCCTGTAAAGAGGAGTCTAAATCTGAATAGGTAACGGCTCCCACAAGATTGATCCTATTCGATTTAATGGTGGTTGTCGTTGCCGTCTGGTTGATATACGATATGATATTATCGCCGTTTTCCAAGCTCTTGGCGGCGAACAACGTATTTCCCTGCGTAGTGTTGATCCATCCCGCCGTGTCTATCTCATTCCTTATATTATCCACCCTCGTTGATATGGCCGATATTTGCCCAGCGGTAATATTCAATTGAGAATCATACTTGGTATACACCTTACCTGTTTCCTCATCCACATAATCCTTCGTTGCCGCCAGCTTGATAGACTCTTCTGTTTGCTCTATCCTTGTCTCCAACCTGATAATGGCATCCGCCAAGTTATCGATAAACAAGGAAACACCATAAATCAGTATTTCCCCATCGAAAGATATACGGAAATCGCCACGTTCGTCCCATTTCCCCGCTTTCGAAAGCTTACGATACGAGGATGATGGTTCCAAGGACATGGAGACATAAAGGCTTGATCCCTCGAAACCTGCGGTCAATATCCCCGCCTTAACAACCCGGTAATGTAATGAGAAGGAATAGTCATACTCGGTCGCCTCGGTCTCATGTGACGGTATGTTTATAACGTCATTCCGCTGGAGGATATACGAGTCACTGATACGTAAGACATTTCTGTTGCCGTCTTGATAAATATCTGAAACTCCCCTCTTCTCTGACAGGAAAGAATCATTGGCGTAAATAAACGATCCGTCATGTCCCCAAAAACTTATTGAGTTCTCTGTCACCCAATAGTCCGTATTTTGGGAGAATGAGCTATTTTTCAATATATTGCCCGGCTCTAATGATATATCGTTCCTGATGCCTTCGATTGAACTCTCGAATTTCCCGTTCATTATGGAAAATTCCTGCTCGATCGTATTACCTGTATCAAGGATGTAGGTCGAATTTTCAAAGTAAGCCCCGTTACCGTAAATCCCCCAAACACCGGTCAAATCTATACCGTTTTTGGTTCTTATCCCGGAAAGATTTCCGATACGTGCCTTGGTCGCGTTATCGGGGTCTGTCTTCATCCCATACACGACATCCATATATGGAGCGCCGATCTCGTCGATCGTAGTAATCTTGACAATACCCTTTCTGGTAGAATCAGCCACGCTATCTATACGGGTTAATACATCTCCTTGCGCAATGTCGGCTTTATCACCGGCAAAGTTGACAAACGTAATCCAGTCCAAGCGATCTTCACCGTCCGATAAATTACCGATGCCGACTTGATCAACCCGAAGTTCGTATTGCTTGATGATATTGTAATCATTCTCCCCTGTCGGCATTCCCCCAAAATGTTGGACCATCAATATATCCCCCGAACGGAACGGATTGTAGAGCACGCCGTTCCCCGTGTCCAAGTAAATCCTTCCGGTCGCATGGTCGTAATACTCCACCTTCATCATCCCTGAGAATGTCACGTTGTCGTTTTCGCCACGAAGCTGAGAGACGATGAACTCATAGACCCGGAGACTGCCTCTCACATTTATATCGTCTATCTCTAAACGGAATTTCTGTTCCTCTACACCAGCCGAGTTAACCCGTTTATATGGAGCAATATCCCAACCGAAGCCATTAGGGGAACCGGATATAAACGTATGGGAACCCACTCGTTTCTTGAATAAAACATTCCCACGGAACCATGACTCATCAAATATGGCACGACCATCGGCCTTGATCTCCCAGCCCTTGCCGTCCATGCCGTCGAGGAAGATGGAGGAGCCTATCTTTTTGTCGAAGATGATCTCACCATGAGCCGTGTCATTGACATCCTTCCTTAAATATTTCTTATTAAGTTCTTCGGGCGATAATCCCCCCCCAATGACATATCCTCCTTTGGAAACGGACCCTTCATTTCTGACGTTGTCAATGGCATCCCAAATTTTATCAATCGTACTAGCTATCGGTTTATCGCTAAGGGATATCTCATAAACCGGGATAACCCCACCTTCTTTTATGGATAAGCTCTGGATAATAATGCTATAATCTGTTCCAAAATCAGCGTCATACAATGGGAGTCTCATGCCTTCCCTAATCAAATCGTGCAGATTCCCGTTTCGAGCCATGTATATCTCATCTACTCCTATATCGTAAGTATAGGTCACATGATCATGCTCAGCCAGATAGGAAGTAGCCGCATTTAATAGCTTATCTTCCGCATATTTTACATATTTATCTGGCATCGTGATATTCAGCAAGATAAAACGATCTCCCGTTGACAGATTCTGTCCGGCATTAGGGACTTGGAAGTTGTCTCTTGTGGATTTGTTAAGCGTTATCTCATAGTTACCGTTCTCCAATTGAATCACTTCCACAATCTCGAACTCATAACCTGTCAAATTTCCGCTTCGTATTGATATCGTCGCCGTCTCTGAGGTCAAGTAATCTTTGATATTGAATCCGATGTTCTTGATCGTCACCTTGAAAGAACCCGACGTCTCTGTTTCTTCCGTTATTTTCTCAGCGGAGACAAGCTCATCTATTCGTCCTATACCGGGTAACTCCACACCCGCTATAGAAGGATAGATATCCTCAAATAATTGGGTGTATTCCCTTACCCCATAAGCGGAGATATTTTTCGATTCAATATAGCTCTTGCCTGTCTCCAGATAACCGGGTAACATCAAGTTCCTCTTGCCAGAGAAGTCCGATTCTCGCTTATTGTAATCGGAAGGTATATTGCGTTCGCCCCCATAAGCGTACAACCTAGTGACAATCGCCTCGTCAGCATTGACATCCCTAGTTATCTGGTATAAACCGTTATCCTTACCGTAATAAAAAGTATGATTCAAGGAATCTTCCGGGTATCCGATCCTCACCCTTCTCTTGGTAACGAGGAAATTTAGCCCAAACTCCTTATTGATCATCACGAGGGCATTCCAGCAAGAGGTATTGTCTATCTGTATTTCTGCCTCCTCGGTCTCAACGCCCTCATAGACATCGATAGTCCATCCCGGATAATCACGGTTCATGTTCGCCTGTATCCTCTCGGCAAAGGTCTTGACGGTACCTACAAATGAGAAAGACGGACTAGGCTGGTAATGATAATCATTGCCATACGGGACATAATCCAATAACTGACAATTCTGTAACTCTACATCTACCGTATTGAATACCAAATCATACTCAAAGGCGTCTTGAGCACTGCCAGAAGAAGCGCTCTTCGTTTGGGAAGGGATATAATATAAATAGAAAACCTCTCCCCTATAAGTCAAATAGTCGCCTATAGCGAAATTTATCACGACTGGGGATTCGAACGAACAGGATATTGTCCTTTCGCCCATAAACGATCCGTTATACTCTAGTTCCTTGATCGTACAACGTTTTATTTCACCTGTCTTATCGTAAACAATCCACCCCATACTACCTAATGATAAATTGCTCCTCCGGTTTGGTCACCCTAAATTTCATCTTAAACTCAGCGACATCCCCTAACCTTACATCGCTCGTAAAATCAAAATCGCTGAACCCTTTAAAGTAAGCCCCCTTGCATCCTGTATATGAGTAGGGAGAGTATATGTTTAGATCTGAGCCATTGGTTGTCATATATTTGAACAGGGATTCTTGCTTGGCCATAAAAGAGCCTTGCGAACCTTTATAAACCACGGATATCTCAATGTCATAAGCTTTTAATTTAGCCACGTCCGGGAAATAAACGTCCTCTCCGTCCTCATCCTTCCAGTCACGGGAAGGCAACTCCTTTGTCTCAAGAGGGACGAATAATGGCACGCTGGTAGTCTTGACGCCAAAGTCAGCGTATAGATCCTTCGTTTCCGATCCATTCGCCTTTTGAAATATCAGTGTATCTCTATCTGTTCCCATAACAAAAAAAGAGAACCTACAACAGGATGGAATCAACCATCATGTCATAGGCTCTCTTCGAAGCTCTTGTTTATTATGAAAGCAAATATAGATAATATTTATATCACAACAAAACAATATAGATAATATCTATGCAATATATTAATCTTTTGGTCTTGATTTCTCGATATCCATCAAGAAGTCCCTCACGCAAGACATGGCTCTTATCTTGTTCATGAACCTATCATAGGTCTTTTTATTCCATTCCTTGTGATCCGGCATCCAGTCATTGAATATCTCCATGTAGACCACCTCTTGAGATCTGTCCTGTACGGTGACGCATAAACCGCCCGTCTCCGTCATTATGCCTATTTATATATACCGGTTTCTTTCCGATCATACACTCCAACGCAATCCTTTGTACGTTCTTCAATACTTCTATCGTTTCCATATTCCTTATATTATTAATGTATAGTTATCAATCACCCGAATAAATCCTGTTACCATACAAGCTACCCTTACCTACATGAGATAAGACAACATGCTTGCGATACTCGATGCGTCTAGCTTCTTCCTCTGCCAATCTCTTAGCCTTGGCCTCCTTATTCTCTATCTCTATCTTGGCGTTATTCCATGCTATAGAAAGACACTTGCCAAAAGACCAAGAGAATTTGCGGTAGTGTCTGAATAACCTCCATGCGTCTTTCATGATCTCACTCTTGTTGTATTTCTGTGTTGCCATTGTGCTGTTGTTTTATTTTGACGATGCAAATGCAATGTATATAACATTACCATGCAAGACAAAAGCAATAACACAGCATTACTTTAATATTAATTAGTAATATAAGTAACATTACTTATATAAGTATGTGTAATTTTGTAGCATTAAAATTCGGATATATGGATAATATTGAAGCATTACTAAAAGAAAAAGGATTGACTAAAACGGCTTTCTCTGATTTACTCGGTATCAAAAAGCAAAATCTAAATGGATTAATGAAGAACCCCACTTTAGAGACCATAAAAAGATTTGCTTCTGTTCTGGGTGTTGAAACATGGCAACTTTTCGCCTCCCCCTCCGAAGTACAAAAAGAGACTGATGGTGGGTATAAGTGCCCTAATTGCGGGCATCCATTGAAGATAAAGGTGGAATGACCTCAAAATAAAAATCACGAAAGTTTGTTTTCTGCATACAAATGACAAATAAAAATATAAAAACCTCAATATGTTATATAACACGCTCTACATTCCTTTGCTTACTTTATATTATTGTAAATTTGTTTAATTCAAAAACGCATAAATAGAATCTATTTAAATACTTTAAACATCATGGGAATATTTGACTACTTTAAGCTGCCGTTTAGGAGACATAATATTAAGGCAGATGCGCAAGGGGAAAATATCAATCAGATAGAAAAAGAGAGCCAACCGATATACGTAGAGAATCTTCCTAAAGAACATATAGAGAATAAAATCGAATTAAAGGACTCATATCCAAAATCGTATATACCCATTGACAGCTTTACTGCGTCTAAAGTAAAGCCCATAAACAAAGCAGAGCACCCTATTGATACAAAAGAAAAATATATTGAGGTAAAGGGAGAAGTGGTTGTTTTAGATAATTTGGATGCTAATCAATCAATAAGATCGGCTACAAACGTAAGCATGAACAAAGAAGTAGCAAAGACAAACAACAATAATACAACTGTTAAACGTAAAAAAAGAAAAACGATAGATCAGAATATAGATCTTTTAGAAAACGAAGAAGATACAAAATATAAGGAGGATGAATTAAATGAGGAACAAAAAGCCGCCGTATCTTTCGAAGGGAAACATTTACTTGTGCTTGCAGGAGCAGGAACGGGTAAAACTAAAACTATTATATCAAGAGCTTTGCATCTTGTCAATAAGGGGGTATCCCCTTCTAAAATATTGATTTTATCTTTCACAAGAAAATCTGCCTATGAAATAGTTAGTCGTATAAAATCTTTAAACGCTAAATCCATAGGAATTACCGGGCAGACTTTTCATTCTTGGTGTATGGGAATCATAAAAAGCAATCCTAATATCTTTGAATGCTCAAACTCCACATGCTTAGATGAAGAAGATAGAGAGAGTGCTATAAAGCTGTTATGTGGAAAAAAATTTAAAGATAAAGATGACAATAAAATCTCTCCCGCTCTTATAGTAAACATATATTCATATTCTTTAAACGCAAAATGTTCTCTGAGTGAATCCATAAGAGTAAAAGCTTATGATAATGGAAATATAAACTTACTGAAAGATCAAATAGAAAAAAACAAACCTATATATGAGGATATTATCAAAAAATATATTACATATAAACAAGAACATAATTATATAGACTATGATGACATATTAAAAATTGTTGCTGTAGGATTAAAAAAGAATCCTAATATAGCTCAATTTATAGCATCAAGATACGAGCATATACTTGTGGATGAAATGCAAGATACAAACCCTCTGCAATATGAATTGCTGTCTTCATTTTATGATTACTGCCATCTTTTTTGTGTAGGAGATGACGCTCAATCAATATATGGTTTTCGAGGTGCAGATTTTAAGACCATGCACAGTTTTACTAAAATAGTACCAGATTCACAATCTTTAAAATTATCATTAAATTATAGATCAACTCAGGAAATATTAGACATATCTAACTGGGTTTTATCCGAATCTCCTCTAAAATACGACAAAGAGTTAAAATCTTTTAAAGGGCATGGAGATAAACCTAAAATGATACATGTAAACAACGATTGGGATGAAGCAAACCATATAACAGATGATATACTTATATCAATAAACGAAAGAGGATATGAATATAAAGATCATTTGGTTTTATCTAGATCTAACTCTGGATTAAAAAAAATTGAAGCTTGTTGTTTATCTAAGAAAATACCTTATAAAATATTTGGAGGAACACAATTAATGCAATCAAAACATGTTAGGGATGTTATGTCAGCTCTTAGAATTGCAGCAAACTTCCATGACGAATTGGCTTGGGTAAGATATTTACATTTATGGGCTGGCATAGGAGATGCTACTACAGCAAAGATTATACAGCATTTATATGGATGCCAAACCTTGAATAACTGCGTGTCAAGATTAAAAGGTTTAAATTTACAACTTGAAATACACAAAACATTAGAAAGTATAGACGGATTACAATCAAATCCTTCAAAGGCCATAAAAGTAACATTAGATATTATGTCACCACGATTAAAAGAATTATACAAAGATAACGAGTGGAATAGCAGGAAAAAAGACTTTAAACTACTAAAAGAAATAGCGCAAGATAGTGGAAGTATTGGCGAATTTATAGCGGAATACATTCTTGATCCTAAATTAGGAACATACAATAAGGGTGGAGGAAAAGAAGAAGATTTTGTGACATTATCAACAATACATTCAGCAAAAGGATTAGAAGCAGCAAATTGCTACATAGTGAACGTGTCTCCTTATTCATATCCAACCCCAAGAGCCATCTTGAATGGTATAGATGCTATTGAGGAAGAAAGAAGATGTTTATATGTTGCTTTAACAAGAGCTAAAGACAAACTTTATTTATATAGAAATATTTTAGCAACATCCATTGAAGAAAGTAGAATTTCTTTTGATTCTTATAATGAAATTATAGAAAAAGGAATGTGTTTTATACAACGCAAATTCGGAACTAAAATAAAAATTGTAAACATAAAAGAAGAAAATGAGCCTATTGTATATTTTGTAATACAAGGGGATGAAAGTAATATACATAGTATATCCGAATGGGCATTTCGAAAAGCTTATGTCACAGAAGAAGATTATAATGCGTCAAATGCTGGACTATTTTATTTCTTAAATAATGTCCCTTATGATATAATAACTATGGAATATTTAAACTCCTCGGTTCAGTTTGAAAATAGGGAATATAATGAATCTAAAATTTCAACCGACTTTAACGATTTTGATTTTAATTAGACAATTTGTCCATCTATCCAATACAAGCCCGGTCATCCGGGCTTTTTTATCCCCTTACAGGTAATCCCTAGTTACAAAACGATAAAAAGCGACAGAATCAAATCCAGCCGCTTTGTCGGTGATGGTTCAAGAGCAGATGCCTACATTATATAGATAAAATCTATAATATTATACACACATATAAATAACATCTATATACATCGTTTTTTATACCTTATTTATTCTAATTTGATTTAAACAATATTAAATAACAATCTAACTAACATGGTTTCTGATACAAAGTAACGTAACTTTGTTGCGCAATCTTATTGATCAACTTAAATTCATAAGAATATGATTCGTACAATTCCTAATCCAATAATTAGCGTCGATGATGTTAGACGCTTTAGAGATGTTATGCGAAAATGCGTAACAGGGGATTTTACGGATGAAGAAAAAGAAAATATCAGACTCCGTAAAATCGAGATGAAAAGAGTAGATGACATTGTAAGACAGAACAATGGAGGTAAAAACCCTATCCTCGGATATTAATTATTCGGTTCATTTTCTCTCTGAGAAAGATGATCTTTCTGAATTTTCATGTGGTAACAACGAATTAGATAAATTCTTTCATGAGGAGGTATTCATTTGCATGAAGTATAAGTATGTTACAGCATACTGTGTTAAAGATAAAAACGGATTGATCATTTCTTTGTTCACACTGGCTCATGACGCCGTAATACTATCCTCAGAAGAGGATAAAGAGGATTTCATATCAGAGTCTTCGATGAGTATCAGTGAAGAATATATAGGTACATTCAAGAATCAATCCGCTTTTCCCGCCGTAAATATTGGACATTTAGCCGTAAGGAAGGAATTGCAGAGCGAGGGAATTGGAACATTTGTCATTAACTTTGTGACTAATACATTCGTTGACTACAAAATAAGCGGATGTCAATTTATAACTGTTGATTCCATTAATACCCCTAGAACAAATAAATTCTATGTGAAAAATGGATTTATCAACCAAACCAACAATGATACATGTAATTCTACAAGAAGAATGTACTTACCACTTAGAATATACCAAGATAAATAGATAAAATCTATATCAATCCAATATAATATAGATTTTATCTATAATAAAAATAATCCAAAGACTTCAATATATCTCCTCTCCATTAAATACCGGCCCACGAATCATAACTTTGCGAATTACCCTCACCAGTTCACATGGGGTATCAATAAAGCTATCGTCATAGGCGTAAACCGTACACGTGCCATTGTTGGACAAGACAGATAATCTAGATTGGTCATAGCATTCCACGTTCACGTAAGAATGTAACCCGCATTCCATATTAATGCTAGTGTTATTGAAACAGTATAATTTAACCGTAGCCCAATCCTTTATCTTAATCACCCCGGAAGAATCTCCAATGACAAATACGGAGTCTTCCGATCCTAGTTCGGCATTGATCTGACGATCTAAAAAAATCCGGTTGTCTTCCAGTTTTTTCAAATCCTGCTCGGAGGCGAAATAACGTCTTACGATCTCCAACGCCGGAGTGGAGTGTTCCATGAAATACTCCGGCCATCGTTTCCAGACCTTGATGATCATATCAACATCCTTATTGCTTCTTCCCCACAATCTCCTGCCGCTGGAACAAACCCCTAAATCGGCAAGTTCGCTAAATAATTTGTTTGTATCCATGATTATATATTATTGAATTCTTACAGCTTTCCCGCCCTTTCCTTGTACGATCACGCTTGATAAAGCGTTTTGTATTACGGTTGAGCTCTTCTGTATCTCAATCGCCGCATCAGCGCTCGCCTTTGTGTTCGCAGCGATAGCGTTAAGCTGTTGTAGCTGCGCTTGCGCCGTAATGCTCATCGTAGGTAACAGGTTCCCCGCAATATTCTCCAACAAGTTACGCTTTACGCTCACGTCATGACGGATAGCGTTCAGATAACTACCTAATAAGTTTGCCGTGTCCTCTGTCACTCCTTTGATGCTTGCCGAAAGACCTTTCTTATCACTGTCACCAGTCGTATCGGTAAGGGTTATCCCTGCCTTCTCTGCCGCCTCATTCAAATACTCCCAAACCTTCTGGCTTTGCCCTATGACATCTCTCAACCCGGATAATTCCGTGACAAGGCCTGACATATCGCTTCCAGACATTGTCCCGTCGCCCAAAATCCCGCCTTTCCCATCCTTACCAAACAAATACTCTCTCAGGGAACTCATGGCGGTCTCTATGTATTGGGTTTGAAGTATATTTTTCAAAACATTCTTCATTATATCAGCTACGGTCTTGTCAAAGGCTTCCGCCGCATCCTCCCCAGAGGCGAATGCGTCAACCAGAGAATCAGCGATGCTACCGGCCCAGTCTTTCAGGTCTATATCGTACAAGTCTTTCGCTAAATCCTCATAGAAATATCTCAGTTGATCGTCAAGCTCAGCTATCTGCTGTTTATAATCCTCTATTTTTGATTGATCCGTTTTTTTCTTATCCTCCTCGGCTAGCATCTGCCTCTCAATCTCTTCCCTCTGGCGTTGAAGGTTTCGAACCATTTCATCCGTTTGTTTCTCTGAAGCCTCTCCCAACTGCCTTTCAATTTCCTTTTGCAAATTTGTATAGGCGTTTTGTAGCTTTTGCACCTCCAACTGGGATCTTTTAATCGCCCTATCCAGCCTCCTGTCATGGAATTGCGCTATCTTGCCTACAATATTCGGGATAAAGGAAAGAGCGGACGCAGCCATTTGTATCGGGTTTCCACTGGTCAATCCTTGAGTTAGACTTCCAAGCTCACCTAACATGTCTCCAGCAAAAGATAAGGTGTCGGATACTCCCTCGTTCCCTAAAGAGTCAAACATACCAGACCAAGCGTCAGTGACCTCCTTGATCATTTGAGCCGCATCATTGGCGTACTGCCCTAAAGAGGACAAAGCCTCTTTCTTCTCTTCCTCATTTCCTTCCTTTAGGGCCTTATTATATTCATCAAGACTGTCCTTGATTCCTTGAAAGGGATTTTGTTTATTCAGCTTTCTTTCTTCCTGAGAGACTTGCTTCACTAATCTCAAATACGTCTCCAAGGAAACGGTAGTCTTCTTTATGTCATCATTCTCATCCTTATAGGATAGGACATATTGGGATTCCCCGGTTTTAGGATTCTTGATTTCTTCCACCGTATCCATCATCTTTTTAGCCTCAGATACGACTTTTCTCATATTGGAATAACCAAGAGCGGCGGTATCCCCGAACAGCTTCTGCCATATGGGAGATAACTTGATAGACTCTTCCCGTAAAGATTGAATCTGCTGGGCATATTCTTTAATGACCCCTGCGTCCAAAGTCTTTTGTCCCTCCTCTGACAGGGACTTATAATAATCGGTATTCCTGAGATTGGATAACATGTCCTCTCTCTTATTCTCGAGCGCCTTTATCTTCTCGTTAGCGTCAGCGTATTTCTGCACCATGGTCAAGGCATCTTGGATAACCGCCTCCGAGCCGCTCCTCGTGGCTTCCCTTATCTTATCAACGATTTCCTTCGCTATACCGCTAGTGTCACCTAACATTTCCTTCAGCTTGCTTTCTGATAAATCGCTTAGCTCCTCATATGTCTTTCCTGTTTTCTCTAATAGGACTTCCCTTAAATGATCCGCTTGGGAGTTTATACCATCCATCGATGATGCGTCCGTGCCAAAAGCTACCTTTAACGACGCCTGTTTATCCCCGGTGATATCAAATATCTGTTTGTACAGATTCCATTTTCTCGTACTCTCCTCGACTTGTCTGCGAATAACCTCCATCGCTTCCGAGGAGCTACGTTTGATGCTATCCAGATCGATATCCGTGTACATCTTCTCAATCTCCTTGTTGACCTTGATCCGATCCTTGTTATCTCCCATTACCTTTTGCAACTCAGACTGGACATTCTTCAGAGACTCCTTGAATTTATAGGGATCAAAATTCAAGCCGGCGAAACGGGTGTCTTCGTTTACCGCCTTCGTGGCGCCCTCCTTTCCAAGCAATGAAACGTATTTATTATATGTGTCCATCGCTTCTTTTATCAGACGAACTTGCTCCTGAAATTTCTCGGCTATAGGATCTTTGCCTTTTTTCTTGCCACTCACGGATATATTGAACTTGTCAACGACCGATTGAAGCTCTTGGATACGCCTCTTGTCCGCCTTTATATCATCCTCAGAGAAAAGTCCTTTTGTCCCCTCTTTCCGGGCCAGTTCGTCTTTTGCGTCGCTCAACTCATCCTTTAGTTTCTTTAGCCATGCGGCGTAATCATCATCCTCTTTTGGCACTAGGTGCTTCAAGCTATTATTCCCGGACACGAAATCCGATACGGACTTTCTCCATCCTTTTAATTCCTCTTTCAATCCATTGACACTCTTGTCACTTTTGCCTAAATTATCAAGGAATTCTTTCGTATTTTTAGAAGACTCCTCTAATCTTTTTAATTCATCTTCGTACTTTATGACATTATCGGCCATATCAGCGATATCTTTATCTGTTATAAATCCAAAGCTAAACCAATCTTCCAAATTGGTAGCTTCTCCAATATGGATACGACCGCTTCCTGATTTTATCTGAGAATTTAAATATTTGATCTTATCTTCAAGCTCCCTCTTTCTATCATTAGCTTCTTTTAGGCTCTGTTGCGCAGATATTTCATAGTTTCTTTTTTGTTCGGCATTCAATTCTCGCATTTTCTGAACGGACAACTGTAATGATCCACTATAAGCGTTCACCTCCATGGAAGCACCCTTAAAATGAGATTTAAGAGAGGTTGTTATGGTTTCCAATCTCTTTGATTCCTCGGTTGTCTTATTCTGCTTGTTAGATAATAACTCGTATTCATCTATTAGCTTTTCCATACCCTTATTTTCCTCGAAATTGGTTTGGAGCTTACCAAGCGATTCATTTAGGTCCGTTATTATTTCTTGCGTGCCCTTAGCTTTATCCGAAAATAAAAAGAATGCACCGGTCAATCCGGCAATAGCAGTTGCAATGATTACAAAAGGATTTGATTTTGTGATAGCATTAAGGACTCCCATCGCAACGGATTGCGCCTTCGTTGCTTGCGATAATCCCCGCATGGCTCTTGTCAAATTGGTTATTGTCTGTAATTGTTCTAATGCAAGCCATGCTTTTGAAGCCGCGGTAAGCAATAAGATTGCGGCCTTATAACTTCCATAAGCGGAAACCGCACTCAATATATATTTAGATAACTCCTCCCAATTACTCATCGTATCGGTTATCAGGTCAAGCCCTTTACTTAGCGTGCTATTGTTACTCTGTGCTATATCTGCGAGCATCACATCGTAAGCGTCACGTAGGTTCGCTAATTTACCGGCGAGAGTATCGGCTAGAGCGCCTTGCATGTTATAGAATTGACCGCCTTCATTCGTCAAGTCCCAAAGGACATCCTTAACCATCTGGAAAGAGACCTCTCTTCTGGATATTTTATCAAAGACATCTCCTACTGTTATTCCGGTTTCGCCCAGCTCCTCAAACTTTTTTCTTAGTTGCTCCAACAACGGAATACCGGCCTCCGTGAACTGACGCAACTCTGTCCCTTTCAAGAACTCAGCGGATCGCACCTGTCCATAAGCCAAGATTATACGCCCCATATCCACGCCTACGCCTGCGGAGATATCCGCTAAGCGTTTTGTCGTATCATACATCTCCTCATAAGGGATATTAAAGGCGGCAAGCTGTTTCGTATATCCGGCGAGTTCCTTGAACTCAAAAGGGGAAACGACCGCAAGCTCCTTGATCTGGCCAAACAGTACGTCCGCCTTGGTAGCGTCCTTAAACATAGTCTGTAACGCCACACGCTGCTTCTGGAACTCTCCGCCTATCTCGATTATTTGAGTCAAGAATCTTTCTGCCGCATATACGGAATATATATTCGCCACCTGATTGCAGAGTTGAGTCGCAAGGTTGAATTGCGTACGCATATTCTTGGTTATTCCTCCAAGGGATCCCGCATACTTACTTGCGGAAGAGGACGTATTACTATACTCCCCCCGCAGCTTCCTGACTTGCTCTTGTAGTTTTTTGATCTTTTCCCGGCTTTCATCATATGAGTTCTGGATGCGCTTGTTTATCTCCTCGATCCGTTTAGCACGGACATCACTTGCGGAGACATTCGTATTTATCCCGGCCTTGGCAATAGCGTCTTGAATAAGTTTAGTGGTATTAGCCTTATCCACGACAACATCAATCTTAAACTGTTGTCCTCTTAAAGCGTTCTCTATAGAGGATTTCAAAGATTGGCCATTTAAACCTACTTGAATATCCAAGTCTTTCAAACGTTTCTCTACAGCTTTTATATCTTTATCTTTCAGTTCTTTTAATCCTAATTCGAACCATAGTTTACCAAGACTTCCCATAATGCCTCTACTTTTTTATTATAAACCGGGAAAGATCGATTACAGGCTTTGATCCATCCTTATATTTATCTTCCCATTCTTTTGTTTTCTTGATTACTTGTTGCTTGCTTGGGCGCTTAGAGTCATGACCTCTCTTATCTCTTTTCCCATCTTTGTCCATCCCGTAATTTATTACAGGCTTGTCTATAGTAAGAAGCTCTATCTGAGCGCAAGAAAGGACGCATCTGTACTCATACATAGGAATGGTCAAAAGCCCGAAAAAGAAAGACTTCGAAGCCATTAAATTAGGGTGCTTCTCACCTATTGTCCATGCTTCTCCGTACGTTGTTCGAGAAGGATACGATCGGCCTCCTCCTTCTTCATATTCATCTTCGAGTCTCTCATCGCGGTCGCTAATATGATACACATCCAATAGTCCTGTATGAGCGACGCTTCTTTTTTTTTACCTTCCGTAATGATGGCCACTAGAACCTCCGATGGTACATAATGATAGAGAACTCTCCATAGTATACGATAAAACAATACAATTGACATTAAACCATTCAAAAGGATCAAGGCCGCCGTCTTGGCCGGAACCTCATTGTCGTTTTTACAGTTCAAGGCCACGTCGGTGATCTTCTCCAACGTATAAGGGCGCATCCATCCAATCTTGAAGTTTATCCTTCCCCATCGTATCGTGCTCTTGGAGGCCGTCCTGACCTCTTGCATCGCCCGCTCATCCTTTCTTGAAGGCTCTATTAGTTTCCCTGCCATAAAAAATAGGATTATGAATAAGGGCTGTCTTGAGTTTAAGACAGCCCATTAATTTTTAAGCTACCGCTTTCTCCAAAATGAAAATGTCGGAACCATCCTCGTTCTCCAATGGGGTTACGGTTACATTGAAATAAGCAGGGTTGTCACCATCCGCAACGACAAGGCTTCCATACATCTCAATGCTCGGAAGGATCACGATGACATCCTTGTTGTCACTCATCATGATAAGAGCGCCGGAAATCTTCTTGGGAGCCATGCTATACGCTGCACCGGAATAATTCTCATCCTCCGCCAAATTACTGGTAGATACGATATTCTCTTTTTTATCCATGAACAGGTCGTTGATAACCCCTTTTAAGCTGGCCACCTGAAGGGATATATCCGAATCGCCCTTTTCCGTTCGTGTCACCCAGTTAGCCCCGGTAGTCAACTTGATTTCCGTGGTCTCCGGTTCTCCCGTATTAAATGTCACGCCATCGGACAATACGGGAAGTTCCATATCTACAGTAATGGCCGAGGCTAATTTTGCCACGGTCAAAGGATTCTTGCTATAATACACCTCGTCCATCTTGTTAAAGACGGCCCTTAGCGCACTCAATTGATTGGTAACAGTTATTTTTGCCATGTCTTTTATCTTTTATTGTTAATACTTATATGAATCAGTTTGATTTATCCGCAACTCAGCGTTAATAAGCCAATGAGAGAATCCAAGCCCGTCATCTCCTTTTAGTACGACAACAGGATCGGTAACAGAGAACCTGCCGCTTCCTGATTTTATCGGGAAATATGATATAACAGAGTCGAGCATTTTTTGCAATTTGGATGTGTTCTCCAATCCGTTTTGTATGTTCCTAGCGGCCAAGTCAAAGCGGATAGTCGTATCTTGCATGACATTGCTATCAGGGACGTTAACAGGAAGAGAGACAACGATAAAGTCCTGCATCTGCTTTTGACTCGCAGACTTACGATTGCCAGCGGATACGTTCTTACTGACATCGGATAACAAGGAGCAAACTTCCTCCAAAATTTGAGATATGTAGAAACGGCTAACTTTCATGTGGACATGGGCTTTAATTCTTTCAACAAAATGTCCTTCCCAGATTTGGATGTGTCTGTCAGCACATTCAAGTTCCTCACGTTTTCTAGATATTCGGAGTATTCCGTGCCGGTAGTCATAACTATAGAAAAACCTTTAGTTATAAACGGTCTGTAAGAAGATAGAAAATCAGCCGCTGAATCAGCACCGAATTCTCCACTTACATCCACTTTCCCCACGACAATTCGAGCTTTTCCTTCATATGGATTACTCAAATAAACACGTTCTCCTTTTCGAATTTTAATACGTACAGGTTTACGCATCGTATTACCGGAAATCACCATCCCAATCAATCCGCCATTATAGTAAATACCACAAGCATATGAAGTTTGAGTATTACCTGTAAAGCCATCATATTCTCTTTCTTTCAAGGCATGATCTATCAGCTTGGAACACGAACGCTCAATAGCGGAATACAAATAATCATTAATAATCCGTTTCGCTTTCTTCAAGCCCTCGTTTAAAACCTTGCTGTTATCCATATCCTTAATTCTTAGAGATGTTGAAAAATACTTCCGTCCCGAAATTGGAAATGTTCACGTCTGTTATAAGAGTGCCCGTCCACAAACTTACCCGATCCCTCACGTCGATCATGTCCCCGGGCAATATCCCTTCAACGAATCCGGGCATCGAGACCCGATAATCCGTTTTAGGGACATTATCGGAATAGAAATTGCGTATCGAGGTGTTGCTCTCTTTCCGGCATTCACCCTCATATAAAGATACCTTCTCCCCCTCCGAGAACTGGGTCGCCCCTTTTATCCGGTAAATCACGCAAGTATGCGGATATCTTGGATTATTGCCCCTCATAGTAGCTCCTCCATATTCTCATGCCTCTGGCACGCACACGAGGCCCGCTTGAAGCATGGCTGATCTCCCCATACCGAGCGTATATGTTATTAGCGATAGCGGACCATCTTCTCTTGTCCGTCTCGGATATCTGACCACCCCCTTCTTTATGCCTCCAGTTACCATCTGCGTCATCTACGCTGACGGCGACGCTAGGCATGACGGAACAAGCCATATAGACATCCGCCCTCAACAGCATCTTGGTTCTCAGATCTAAATCTGAGGCCAGATAATCCGGTGATACATGACGGTCTAAAAGAATATTGGCGATTATCTCATCACCTAATTCCATATTAACCACACCACGAACATACTGTTCGGCCGTTCGCTCGGTATTTAGAGAATAACAAGTCATACCTCTAAGCTGTTACCGTATAAACGCACATATACTGAGGCATGTTCGGGACACACAAGACGGCCATCTCGCTTTCCACGTACATAGACTTCGTCTTTGACTCAAAACGCTGTGTCAACAACGTCCTGCCATCGTCAAACCAAGCGATTCTCTGGGTAGGATCGTCAGTGAACACCATTGGCTGAACGCTCTTGATCGTACCTACCTGACCATCCGGCACGAAAGAGACATTCAATGGGTTGAAGTTCTCGATAGTCTCCGTTTTCAAGGCTTTCGTGTCACTGTCGAACTTGTCCACGGCGGCAATGCTGTCACGAGGAATAAGAGATGCGCCAATAATGCGTCTGATAGCGTCCAGTTTGCCTTCATCCGTCATATTTTGAGCATACTGCGATGCCACCGCGTCAGGATCACTAGCACCAGCGGCGCTAGGATAGAGGGCTAACCCGATCCTGCTCAACACCTTGCTATGAGTCAACAAGTCGTCCAACAAGTCCGAGGCGATTTCAAAATGACCTACAGGAAAGCCTTTTTTACGCATATATTTCACTTTGTTTTTCAAGAACAACAGGGGATCGGAAGCGCTTCCCTCGTTCGCCGTTGTATGCGTACTTGTTTTCCACCACCTGTTCTCGCCGGATAAAGTCTCCTTGTTCGCTGCTGGGACACCAAAATCGAATGTCAAACCGGTAATACCACGAGGGTTATTATCGACCCCGATCGTGAACTGTCCCGTGGACACGACACGCATACGCTGATGGGTCAAAGCGTTCCTGTTCCCCATAAGCAAGTTGTCCGTACTCGTGAACAACATATCCATCAACGCTTCCTGAGTGCTTGAGTTTAAAGCCGCGTCTCCGAAACGCTGAACCATCAACATTCTCTCGCGCATCATTTTCGCGCTGATAGGATAACGATGTTTCTGTGTAGGGATCTTGTTGGAACCTATCTTGAACTCACCGAATGACTTGTCCAAACCCTCGGATGCCTCGTCCACATAAACAGGGAGCGTGGCGATATTAAGTGACGCTAGCAACTGCTCGTATGTATAATCCAGCTGGATTTCCGGATCCCAAGCGAATCCGTCAGTCTGAGGAGAATTATATTTCTCCAAGAAACGATCGACAAATTGCTGGAAAGTAGCCCCTCCCAACCCGAATGTCATTAGATCGTAATAATTAGATACCATGTTTCTCATCTCTCACCTCCTTTTATGATTCATGAATAGGTACGATCATAGGAAGAACGGCCCATACCTCATCCGGGACCTCCTCCGCTAGACGATCGGCGTAAATCTCCCCCGAGAACACGACATTGCCCGTGGCGTATGTAGTATCATTCTCCACGTATACATCGTGATACAAAAGTCCTTTGATCGTTTTAGGATCTACTGAAGCCTCAGATTGCGAGGCCGTCTTTATCTCGGACGCTTTTACTATTTTAATCGTGTGAGCCGATTGATCAAGCACACACATGGATCCGGCGGGGATAACTTTACCCTTAAAATCCGAAATATTGGTGATGCTTCCCCCGACAGGAAAGGCCCCTCTCACCTCATGCCAGATATTTTTCCCGGAACCATATTCTTTTTGCCCTCTGCCAAAAGTGTTTCCTAATGTTCCCATTTTTAATTGTTTTTAGAATTTGAGGGGAATTTGCCTTCTTGCGCTTTCTTGGCGAAGAAATCATCCAAAGCCTTTGACGTATTTTCCGAGCTTCCGCTTCCTCCTGCGCCTCTGTACGGTGTAGCCCCATCTCCGCTGTAAGCCTTAAGTTTTGACTCGTACAAGCGTTTTGTCTCTTCCTCCAGTTTGGATTCATCCATGTCCTCAGTAATAGGGACGAGGTTAGCCACATCTTCCCATAACGCCTTGTTTGACACATTCAACCCGCTAGCTTTATTAATAACTCTCTCACGCAAGCTCTTTTCAATGGAGGTCTTCCTTTCAAGCTCACGTTCCTTCTCGATAGCCTCAAGCCGTTTCAACAAATCATCACCACCGCTGTTTGTGGGGGGCTGGTTTTGAGAGGCGGCATCAGATCCATTTCCACCGCCTTGGGGCTTGTAGTTCTTCACGAATTCAGCTTGCTCGTGGCGCATTTGTCCACCCATCGCCTTGACTACATTCGCATGAGACTGATAAAACAAGTCGTTCACAGTGTCATCAGACGAGATTGTCGGCAAAAGGGCATCAACGTAAGCGTCGAGCGTCCTAGCTGTCACTCCGGTGTCTCCGAAGTATCCATTTGCTCCGGGTTCTCCGAGCATTTTTTTTAATCCTGTCAAAAGGGTCTCTTTTTCCATTTCTCAATTGTTTATAAACAAAAAAGAGCCGACCGTAACGAGATTAATCGCTACAATCGGCTCTCTATGAAGCTCTTTATTTAATGAAAGAAGTACCTAAATACTAATACTCCCTTATTCTGTCATATTTATTCTCACATAATGCTTGCATCGTGTACATTTGATTCTCAACAGCGTCACTCCGGATGCGTATTGCACGTCTACCATCTTTCTTCCACAATACGGGCATTCTACCATCATGGTCTGCCTTTCCGGTTCCGTGTCATCTATCCTTGTCGATATTTTAAGCATACACATTTATGTTATTGCGCAAATATAATAGATATTATCTATATAAACAACAATATAAATAGATTTTATTTATATATTTGCGGTATACAAGCAATAGAGTTCCTAGAGGGCCGATAAGACATTCAAATAATGTCCTGTCGGCCTTTTTTATTCGTGATGGAGATACTAGAGAAAGATATAAAAACGGATTCTGGCGATCATGTATATTCTTATGAGTATATTGAAGCGCTTCGTGTGTCTGATAGGAAGAAAGCGAATCCTCTAAAAATAATCGCTCAAAGAGGCTGCCAAGAAAAGTTCCTAGCTCCCTCTTCCGATATTACCATCTTTGGAGGGTCGCGTGGTGGATCAAAAAGCTTCTCCTTGCTAATGGAATCATTAAAAGATATCTACAACCCATATTACAATTCCATTTTGCTCAGAAACGAGAAGGATGACCTACTTGACTTGATCAATACATCATATATATTATATGGGCAGATGGGGCAATATAATAAGTCCATCAGCGACATGACGTGGTATTTCAAGAATGGCGGCAAATTGAAATTCTCATATCTAGCAGACTCGTACGACGACTTCAAGAAGAGATTTCAGGGAAAACAATATTCATTCATAGGTATTGATGAGATAACACACTGCTCATATGAGAAATTCAAATACCTGATAACATGCAATCGTAACGCTTACGGGATAAGAAACAGGTTTTACGGGACATGTAACCCTGATCCAGATAGCTGGGTAAGAAAGTTCATAGACTGGTGGATCGGGGAAGACGGACTGCCTATCGATGAGCGTGACGGTATCATGAGGTATTGCTTCATGGAAGGAGATTCCCCTGATTCCATATATTGGGGTGACACTCCGGAGGAGGTCTATAACCAATGTAAGCACATTATTGATCCCTTATGGAAAGACGCTTATGAGGAATTAGGTTTCAATAAAGTGACAATGTATGTCAAATCCGTGACATTTATACAGGGAAGGCTTGAGGAGAATATAAAACTAATAGCCTCTGACCCTAATTACGCGGCCAATCTGTCACAGCAAAACGAGGAACAAAGAGCGAGGGATCTAGAAGGTAACTGGAATTTCAAGGCCACAGGGGATGATCTTATAAAGATGTCGGACATGGATCTATTTTATAGCGCTCCGGCCCAAATAGAGAAAGGTATCCGTTACGTATCAGCGGATATCGCTTTTGAAGGTGGGGATTTTTGCGTTATGTGGTTATGGATAGACTTGCATATCAAAGACGTGTTTGTCATGCGAGAAAACTCCGCCAGTACGGAAACCTTGTTCAAGGCGAAGCTAGATGAATGGGGCGTTCGGGAGGAGAACGTCATATATGATTACTGGGGGGTAGGGCAAGCTATATCAGGGCACGTGAAAAGAGCCGTCAAATTTACGGGGACACAAAAACCGGAGAGACAGTTCGAGAAATCATATAAAAACGTGAAGTCGCAATGCGCCGAGATGCTGGCGCACTATATACAGGACGGCAAGATATCCATTGAGCCTAGATTGCTTGATTTAAAGTTCTCCGGCAAAAAGGGGAAGTATCAAAAAGTGCCGCTAAAGGATATCCTGATGAAAGAACGCAAGTGTATACGGCACAAGGACAACTCCAATATCGGCGGGTTCGAGCTTATAAACAAAGACGGGATGATAAAGGCGGTAGGTTATTCTCCCGACTTTTTCGAGTCGCTTATCTACCGCATGTATTTCGAGATCAACAAAAAAAAGATTTTCAAACCTAAAGGGATGCTTAGATACGTATCCTATAAACCCTTATAAATATGGATAAAAGAGAGATCAAGACGAAAAGACCTTGGAAAAGGATTAGGCCCGAAGGTTACATGAGGCATGGGACATTCATGGCGGACAATGAGCCGCTCTCTCAGAACGACCCTTGTTATTACACGATGGTAACCCAATCAGATTTCATGAGGGAATACTATCCGTCCGGTCACGTCATCAATGACCACGAGGTTTATCCGGATATTTACAGGATGGAGGAAGAGCCCGTCCTTGACGAGAATGGAGAACCCACGGGCAAGACCAGCAGACGTATATATAAAGAGCTTGTACCTCGTTACTCTTTCGCCTTCCAGCAAATAATAACGGTGAAACAAACAGTCCATTTGTGCGGCAATGACATACAATTCGAATTAACCAAAGACAAGCCTTCAGAGAAAGATATAAAGGATTTCCTTTTATTTAAAGAGGGATGGTTGAAGAAAAACATGGAGATAGCTTTCTTCGAGGCCGTAAAATCAACAAAAATAACAGGGGACGCCGCCATAGTCGGATATTTGAGGGACGGTAAGTTCGGATACAAAACCTTATCGTACCAGAACGGGGATACCCTTTATCCACATTATGATCCTATAACGAACAAGATGAATCTTTTCGCTCGTTCATACTACGATTATGACGATCTAGGGAATCGTATTATCGAGTGGTTGGAAGTATTGGACAACACGGCACTGTATCGCTATAAACGGGCCAATAAAGGAGCTAAAGGGGCTATAAATAGAATATTGGGGATATTTGGGATCGATGGATATGAGTTGGTGGATAAATCCATTCATGGTTTTCCTTTCCTTCCAGTCGCTTATCGACGGGATGAGGACGGGGCATGCTGGAGCCCCTCACAAGACGCATGCGACGGTTATGAGATGTCGTTTTCCCAGATGGCCCAGAACAATCAAGCGTTCGGGTTTCCCATCATGTACTTGCAAGGCGAAGGATCAGAATCCATGGCCATGCAACACGACTTGAACGGATCCGTAAAGATAATCACCGGAGGCCCGGAAGACAAGGCATCGTTCTTGTCGCAACCGGACGCATCCGAGTCATTCGTCAAGCAGCTCGATACATTATATAAAATGATATATGAGCAATCATTCGCCGTAATCCCACCGGAGTTAAAGTCCGGCGACCTTCCGGCGGCGGCGTTGAAGATACTATATTCCCCGGCTTATGAGAAAGCGATGATTGACTCTGCGGAATATCAGCCATTCCTTGATGACATGGTAAAAATATTCACGTATGGATTCGGGGTTGAAAAGGAGAAATCCATAGATTTTATCAACCTGCCTATAAACTGGTGGATCAAGCCATATATCCACGTGAATGAATCCGCCATGGTCGCTGATCTGGCCTCCGCCGTACAAAACGGATTCATATCAAGACAAACAGCGTCCGAACGTATACCCATGTATTCCGTCACAGGCGAATGGGAAAGGATTGTAAGGGAGGCTAAAGAGGAGCAACAAAACGATTTACTAAGTCAAATAGAATTAGCGAATGCCAACAGGGGATCAAATACAGGAAGCTAAGCGATTCCTTCAAACAAGAATTGAAGCGGAAATCAGCGTTAAGAATAATATTGAGGAATACATGATAGAGGCGGCACGCAAGATAATCGCCGTATCCCAAAAATACAATATCTCCCCTAGATTGTTCCGGTTCAGTTCTAATGAGTCCTTAAAGGAAGAGGTAGATGAGATTATCCGTGAATTAAAGGATAATATTATCTACGCAACGGAAATATTGTCCGTATATGACCGGGAAGAAGATAAAGGCGCCATTCTAACGTTCTTGAACGCTGAAAGATATGGCAAGACTTTCAAGCAAAGGGTAAATGAATACGCCAATAGGTATAAATTCGAACTAGAGGCGGCGATAGCTGCCGGTATATTCTTAGGTAAAACCGGCGAAGATACATTATCCGCCATCCAGAGAAGTCTTTCAGCGCCTTACAACAACCCGGATATCAAAGATTCATTCGGAAAGGGCTTGTCCGCTACTCGTATAGAGACAAAGGGCATGAGCTACGGAGTTGGCAAAAGCAATTCGGCATATAATTTAATTACCACACTATCCAGAAACGACATAGGGCTAGCATGGATGTGGTGGTATGGAGAGCAAGCATTGAGGAGCGGGGCTATGGGATTTTACTCATTCCGGGGTAGCTCATACCCATGTGCGATATGCGATGACATGGTAGGTTTTCACCCAATACAAGACTATAAATATCAATGGCATATAAACTGCCGGTGCTATTTCGTATTCGTATAATCATAAAATAATGAATCTATGGATTATTCAAGAGGCATAAAAACAGAGATTAAAAAAGCGAAGATATCAATAGAGGAAAAGATCTTCGCCGACCTCATGCTATCAGGATGGAAGGACAACGACGCTTATATCGCAGCTTTCGGATATAACATGACCTTGTCCGATAGTTATATAAAGTCGCAAATGCGTTCCGTGGTCAACAACCCGGACTTCTCAAAATATATGGAATCATCAGGGAAGAGAAAAGAAAGGCGAGATACGCATGAGGAAAACGACGATGACATCTCCATGGATGACGCCTTATCCATGGCTACTAAGGAAGAGACTCTGAAGGGATTGATCATCGCCAAGTCAAGGATGAAGGTAGGATCCAAGGAATGGCTGGACACCACCAAGCTCATCGCCGATTTGCAACAAATGAAAAAGGAGGTAGTGGAAGAGGAAGACACTACCGTACATTACTACCTTCCGCTCACATGTAACAAGTGCTCCTTGTATCTAACGAATAAGAGGAAAAACAATAATCTTTAAATATTTATGTTTAATACCCAAGACTTGCTCTGACAGTTAGTTTATTATCGGACAAAAATTGTCAGAGCAAGTCTTGGGTATTACATCTTACCATTTCCTCATTAATAATTATGATATCCCTATCTATATAGTAATAGCATCCATCAAACCCTAGAGACCTTACTTCTCCCCGCATTTTTTAATGATCGAAACAATATTGCCTCATTGCGCCTATTTTTCTGCCATCTCCAAGTTCTATGATTACTATCTCGCCCATAACCTCATCCCAAGTCCTTTATCTCATTCAACCTGCGATCTTCCTCTAAAACCCTAGAATCATCCTCATCCGAAACGACCGGACGATTGCCACTCAAATTCTCGAAATGTCTATTCATGGCATCAAATACCTCTTTGGTAAAATCCGGACCCACTATATTGCATGTTCCATAAATACCCGTAAATACATTGTATAAGGCCTCATACTCCTCCTCTTTGGCCAGATCAAGAGTCAAGTACATAATATTATCCTCCCGATACGACACAAACCAATCACCAGCCACAGAAGCCACTTTGATAAAAGATGTTTTGTCAACTTTATATTTCAGCATCACAAAGTTGTGAACTTGAATTTTCTTTCCGTATTCCATAATCTATATTTTAATAATATCAATCCTCTTCCCCATATTGAAACCCCTCATTATTGATCCCGACGCTCATATCAGACACCAAAGGGACCGATGTCGAAATAAGCAGGTCGGAAGTGAGACCATAGCATTTATAATACACCGTTCGTCCAACCTTTCTCTTTCTCTCCTTATCAAAACCCAATTCCCTGAAATGGGCGGCTAACGTCTGCCGGCTCACCATCGGGAAACCATTTTCTTCCGCGTAATTCTTGACATCATCATAAATGATAGCGAAATCAACCTCATGCGGCATATCATTAGGCATCCCTTTTCTCGGGAGGGCAAAGAAACCTCTCGCCATGGCCCAAGATTTCCCTAGGGCCGATAATCCCATCTCGTTGATGCGTTTTCTCAGGCTACCCTCGCTTTCCGGGAATTTGAAGCCATTCCTCTGAAGGAGCAAGGCCCCCCTCCTTATCCAATTCAATATCCCGGGATATTCATCCCTAAGCTCATGAGTCAATTTCAAGTTCATGTGCCTCTCATCAATGACTTTATCAAACACGATGAATATGAAACGACGGAAAAAGCCAAAGCTGCTATCTCCTCCAGCGGGGAAACGGTTAGCGTTAAATATGAAGTATGGGATATTCGTTATCTTAAAGGCGTTGTTCCCTATCCTGCGCCCTAGCTGAGGCTCACCGGATATAAGGCTTTTAGCGGCGTCTTCCCTTCCCGCGAAGGTCCTAGCCTCCATCTCCCCGGACCAATTGAATATCTTGCCCTCTATCTGGGATAGATTTCTTTGACGCTCATCGCCTCCCCGAAGCAAGGCCTCCATGCTCAAATTGGAGATATTATCCTCCCCTAATATCCCCATCACGGTATCCATAATAACGCTTTTCCCATTCGACCCATTGCCAAACAACACAAGAGCGTTTTCCACCTTCTTATCCATCGTTCCCCTATCATACAAAGACAGGCCAAGAAACATCTGCAATATAGTACGATCGTTCTTGTCAGGCAAGACACCTCCCGAATAAATCCTCTTCCCGAACTCCGTACCCCTCAAGAAAGAATGCCACTTTGGGCATTTAGCTTCAGGATCATACCTATATCTATGAAGGTATATCACATGATGATCCCTTGAGAAAGGCCGCAAAACACCATCCCGCATGTCCACAACTCCATTCTCAAAAGCCATGATGTTATATCGAGGACGCAACACCCTGTTTATCTCAAGTGAATTGTACATCTCAGCCATTATATCCTTGATGCTTCGAACAATGAAAGCCTTGGGAACACCGGATACACGCAAATACGTACGCATAGCACGCTTCAAGTAAGCATGACCCGGAACTATCTCGTATATCTTGCCCGTGAAAAAATAGACATTGCCCTTATAAAGGGCAAGATCACTTTTCGATACTGTCGTATACACCGATTCTATGACGCTGTCAAGGTTCTCATAATACAAATTCGCACTCTCCTTTCCTGTAGGACTACCGGAAATCGCCATTTCGTATCTATTCCCCGTATGAATAAGATTCTGAACTATACAAGATATAAGACTATCACTCTGAGAGTTACAATCACAATCAAATCCAATATCTACATTATTTGAAACATCTAACCCCATAATATAATGATATATATCATTTAATCTACCACACAAAGATAATGTATATTTTATATCATCATAGATAAAATCTATTAAAAATCACAATGTTATAGATTAAAACTATATGTTACATCGTATTTATTTTGTAGCAAAAGTGATACGAAATAGAATAATAAATAAATCATAATATTTATTTACGCATTTTTGCACACAAAACAAGAAAGAAAAAAACAGGGAAAAAATTTTTAGGTAAGGTAACATGCCTTTTCTTGTATGATATAACAGGGGGGGGTGGGCGTATTTTTGCACATCTATTCATCAACAAACACTATTAATCAACAAGTTACAGCACACAGTATTTTATATTATACATATAACATAAACAATGATAGACAATAATAATATATTCCGTTTATTAAGGACGCCCACAGGGGAAAAGCGATTAGAGCAAAAAAAGACAAGCTTTAGTTGTTGTAACCATATACATATTTTAACCCCACATATATAGATAAAATCTATCATAATAATAGATTTTGTCTATTAAAACATTTCCCTATTCATGCCTAATTTAATAGATGATATCTATTACAATAATAGAAACAGTCTATCTATATTCAACCTCCCTTCCTCATCATAAACCATCCATTACGCCCCAACACACAGTCTTCAAGACTTTATCTTGTTGTTTACCTCTCTATGTTCGATAATATAGGACCTAATCGATACGCCTACGCAATCCTCTTTATATTGTATATTTTTTCGCTCATTAAATCACGTATCAATCTGAAAATAAACACATTAAACATTGCATATAATATAAAGTTGTTGTATATTTGTAATGTAAGAAAGAGCTAAAAAGGCTTGATTTTATAAGCGTTATTTTAAAAGAGGAATAAAAAAGAACCCCAAAAGACCTACAAATCTTTCAGGGTTCACGATTAAGTAAAATGCACTTAACCGAGGTTCAAGGCAAAAGTAGTACTTTATCTAATCCCTTCCAAATATTCCACTTCTTTTTAAACGCTGTAATAAATTGAGTTATTAATAAATTAAATATTACAGA